GCACTTGTAGCGAAAGTTTGAGTCGTTGAAAAATTATTATTAACGTTCACTCTAGCATAATTAGCGGATAAGCTACGAAGTGTGGTGTCCGTATAATTTTTGATAGAACTTAAAGAAGTATTGTATGTTACCCCTTTTTGATTCAAAATAAAAGTCTCACCACCAGATAGAGGTGTTGTCGCTGGATCATATTGGGAAATCTTAGGCATGTGATTATTTAGTCATCAATTAAATAATAATGTGAGTATTAAAATATCATCTCTTCAAAAGTCAAAAGCACAAAAAAATGCAAGTTCTTCTGGATATTTGTATAAAGATGTCAATTTTGACCTCGAACCAGCTTATTCTTACAATAATCAATTGAATAGAAAAGAAAATTTGAAGGATATTCAGGCTATATTCGACGTTGAAGCGATTAAAAATAGTATTGTTAATTGTTTCTTGACTGCACCTGGTCAAAAGATATTGAATCCTACCTTTGGTATCGATCTGAGAAGATTTCTGTTTGAACCTGTGGATGATTATACCTCGGAAATCATCGAAGATGACATCTCAAGAAGATTACCTCTTTTAGAACCAAGAATTACAGTGACAGATGTTTCAGTAATTGCTGATCCTGATGCACAGGAATATCGAATTTTTCTACAAATCAATATTCCATCTTTAGATGTGGAAGGTTTAAGTATCAAATCAAAATTAAATACCATCGGTTACACTATCCTCTAAATAATAAAAAATGAAAGAATCTATTGAATACAATTTACCGAAAAACGCTTACATCAATTTTGATGCGCTTTCTCTCAAAGATTTCATCATTCAAAAATTGAATGAAAATTCTAATTTCACTGATCAGAATTATGAGGGGAGTAACTTAGCTTCTTTTATTGATATCATCGCTTTTAGTTACCACGTCTTGCTGTTTTATTTGAACCAGACAGCTTCGGAGAGTATGTTTTCTCAAGCTACGATTTATGAGAATATTAACAAAATTGTAAATTTGGTTGGGTATAAACCTACTGGTAAACAAACATCTCTAGTTCCCGTGTCATGTGTGGCAAGTAGTTCTTTGGGAGTGGGTAATTACACATTAAGAAAATATGGATATTTCTTGGTTGATAAAATCCAATACACGATATTGGAGGATTTCAATTTTGAAAAATCAATTACTGGTTCTCAGGATATTGATAGTATCAAAAATAATTTGATCCTTTATCAAGGCACAGTCGGTGAATACCCGATATATACTGCAAATGGCGATGAGTTTGAAACTCTTCCAATTGTAGTAGTTAATAGAGTTGATACCAATGATACAAGATTTATTTCTGATGGAACTGTCAGTGTGTATGTCAAAGAAAAGAGTGATGGTAAATGGTATGAATACCAAGAATTGGATAACATTTTCCTTGCTAAAAACGATGATCGTTACTACAGTGTTCGTTTAAACGATTCAGGGTTCTATGAAGTCAAATTCGGTAATGGTATTTTCGGTAGAAAAATTGAATCTGGTGATGAAGTTGCAATTTATTACATCCTGAGTGATAACCTCAATGGTATTATCAGTAAAGGTGCTATCAATGGTAACAAATTGTTCAATTTTAACTCCACTAGATTTACTCAAATCTATAATGATACTACAACTTCCAACAGTGAAAATGTCATTGATTCTGTAAACAATTCGTTTCTGTATTTCACTAATACCGACAATTCCACTGCTATATCAGAAGCAGAAAGTGTTGAACAAATCAAAAACAACGTTCCCAAATATTTAAATTCTCAAATAAAATTGGTAACTGAGGATGATTATGATACTTTCTTGAACAAAGAGATATCGAATATCATTTCCTCTGTTAAGACTGTCAATAATAAAATTTTCATTGATAGTTACATTGACTATTTCTACAAAATTTGTGTTGATCCCAATAAATCAAACAGAGTAATTATAAACCAAGTAAATTTCGCAGATTCTTGTGACTTCACTAATGTAAACGTGTTCTGCGTTCCTAAATTTAGTCTGAAAGATGATGGGACATATCCACCATTTCTGTCAAATAGTTTGAAAAATTTGATCATTGAAAAAACAAAAGATAGAAAAATTTTAAGCCATGAAGTAGTTCCTCGTGATCCAATTTATGTCGCTTTTGATATTGGATTTACCAATGGTGTCGCAAGTAAAAGCGTCTTGGATACAAGTAAATTGGAAATTATTCGTAAAAACGACTCCAAAACAAATCCTGAAAATTTGAAAAAGAAAGTTGGTGACATTATCTTGTCGTTTTTCGATAGTTCAAGAAATGTTTTAGGTCAAAAGTTGGATATTTCATCGCTGACATCGGACATATTAAGTTTGGAAGGGGTTGCCAATATAAGAACAAGAAATGGTAATGAGATTTTCAATGGTATTTCATTTGTATCATGGAATGCTATTTATGAAGACGTTGATGATCTTATTATCAATCAAACGACAACATTACCATTCTTCAAATTTCCATATTTCTTCAATCCCCGATCAATATATCAAAAAATTTCAATAGTAAATGAGTAATTACCAACAATTTGATTTTAAAATCGTTGATTACAAAAACGAACAAGTTCTTAGTGCATATGCTCTAAAGGAAACACCATTAAAATTTATACCAAATGTTAATAATTTTGTATATATTAGAGTTTTGTGGGATTTTGGTGATGGAACATATTCCACATCATTAACTGCTAACAAATATTACGATAAGCCTGGAAAATATGATACCAATCTAACAATTTTCGATTGCTATTCAAACGCTATCATATCAAATACGATCAAAACAGTTAATATCAAAGACTATTTGGTAAACACCTTTAAAATAGACTTTGAAGATGCATCGTATTATGACAATATTATATGGAAAAATGGAAAGATATCAGGTCCTTTAATTGCTTCGGCAACTTACCCAAGTAATGTCACTCCTTCCACCATATTCTACAGAATAAGCGGAAGTGGTAGTGAGTATTATTTCCAAGATACTCCAGATAAATTCAGACATTTAAGAAACACATATTCTTTTTTCGAAAAGATATACAATCAGACAAAAAAGCAATATGAATATATCGAGATTGATAAAATTGAAATAGATACAGTTCCAGTATATGCTAAGGTATCAAATAATAACATTATACTAACTAATTCCACAGATGTATCAGCGTTTTATGTTGGTCTATCAGGTAATAAGCAAGTTTATTTCAAAGACGATAGTGTCAACAAATTACAAATCGATCTTTTCTTTGATAAAAGAAACAATAACATATGGAATAATAATTTGAAAGTGTCTCTATCTGCTAATATTATTCAAAACAATGAAGTAGATAATTTTAGTGTCACATCAAATGGTATGGATGGTGAATTTTATGCTGAAAATTCTTTCGATATAGATTCTCAAAAGTTTTCAAACGTCGATATTCCCTTTGTCATCAAAGTTAAAGATTCGGAACACTTTACAGTTAAGAATTTTAAACCTCTTTCTGCTTCAAACTTGGTATATACGGTGTTATCTTCAAACGAAGTTATTTCATCTCAATATTATACAATATCAGCTAAAGATTCTTTCAGTGGTGCAATAAGAAATACCATACGTTTCACATCGCCAAACAAAATAAATGATGTTAAAATCACGGTATCTGGATCAGTATCATCTGTCCAAGGTAGCGCATATTCTTTGAATGGTGAGACATCTGTATTTGATGTTTATCCACAGAATTTCTTAACAATTGAGAAAAAGAATGAGAGTTACGATGCCACTGAAATGTTCAAGGATTTACGATTCCAAGAATTTCTCTTGGATGATAGTATGCTGTTTGATGAGTTTATTGGGTCTATATTTGGAACATTGACTTCATCTTATGATACTCTTGGTAAGAAGATATACGAAAAAATAACAAATTTTGTTCAAAATATTCAAGATGTTGATAAGAATGAGATATTCCCATTAATTTCACAAATGAAAATGTTGAATACGTCGAATAATGTGTTTGAAGACAATTCTTTCACTTATCCAGAAAAAATTAAAAGAATTTTGGATCTTTTTTCCATCAGCAACAATAAATTGTTGGGTATTGATAACAAATTCAAAGAAAATTTCGATTTGAGAGGATATTCATCTAAG